TTAACTTGTCTGGTTGGTCTGTAGAAAAGAACTCTATGTAACTTCCATTAGAGAATGTGTATTTTAATGTTGTTCTATTATACTTCTCTTCGTAATATCTGTTTAATCCTTTTAGGATATTTAGAAAGTCTTTTAATGCTCCTCTTCTTAAATGAGGAACTGATTCAGATACTACACTTATCTCGCTGCCTGCATTTCTTATTGCCTGATCTATTAAGATGGATAGTATACAAATAGTTTTACCAGCAGAAGTTCCTCCTCTTACAATCTTAACTCTTTTGTCTAGTTTAAGAAGTTTGTCAAATGCTATAGTCTTCTTTACACGCATATAAATTATATTCCGCAATACCCACTATCACACTCTGTAAAATCAGATTCAAATAATTGATATTGTAATTGTGTCTTTTTTATATCTGCGTATGTTATACCATTTTTAAATGTAATTTTTTTATTCTTATCATATTCTTGATTAGAAAACCAATCAAACTTATTAGGATGTTTGTCAGACATAAATTTTAATAGTATTTCGTTTCTGTGAAAACAGCCTATACAATTATTCATATAAGCAAATCTAACATCTTTATTTTCCCAAAAAGATTCAATTTGGTCTTTATATATATTATCTTCTATTAAAGGAAATTCTGGTTTTTGCCACTCTATGTTTGCCCATTTGTTTTGTGTTTTTCTTTTTCCTACAATATCTTTCATTTCTAAATTTCCATTATCATTAACCTTTTTTAACATAGTTTTAGCTCTTCTTGTTTCATTAGCTCTATATCCTATCCTAACCTTAACAACTTCTTTTACATTATCTTTCCACCACTTATATATGGGTTTTAATTTTAATTCAGTAGTACAAAATCTTTGTGTAACATTAGGTAAATATCTATTATTCCCTTTAATAATTATATCATCAAAATAATCTCCAGAAACCCATTTGATTTCTTGTCCTATATATTGTTCTAAATCAAACATAGTATGTATAATAACATCATCTTCAAGTGTACCTATAAATTCTTTGTTTAATTTATCTGACACCTTTTGCCTTAACCTTTTATCAGGAAACAAACAAGACTTATCTCTTGTTGTAACTAAAGCAAATACATTATAGTCAGCTGGATAGTTTGCTGCTATATAAGAGGATGTTTTTCCACCAGATAAACTATTTAATGTTTTCATTTAATCAATAAACAGGGGAGTATCTTCGTTTATTGTAATGTCTTTTGTTTCTCTTGGTTTACCTGCGTAGTAATTATAGAACAACTGAACATACTTAAAGTCTCCTTTTTCTACTCCAGCTTTCAGAGCTTGATATGCAGCATCTTCTAAAGGACTTAATTTCTCTATTAAATTAAGCTCATCTGCTTTAGGTTTTCTACCTGCTCCTTGTCTTTTTCCTCCGTGTGCCATAACTTGAATTAACTTGATTAATCAATAATACAATAAAAAAACTTATCATTTGTTAAAACTCATTTAAATATCTATTCTCTATTTCCCAGTTGCCTGCATAGAGTTCAAAGGTAGTACCATCCTTTCTTGTTCTGATCGTTCCTTTAGGGTAATAGTTACCCTTTTCTTTAAACTGTTCTTTGGTTACCCATCCACACACTGTAAGAACTTTAGTAAATCTATTTATGGATGCGAATATAAATGCATCAGCTATGTATCCTATTTGTGTGTCTAGAACATTATTCACATAGTAGTCTTTAGGATCTACTTTTCTTTCCATACATTTAACATCTGCCTTGTAACCATTCCATTCAATATCATATCCTCCATCAAATCCTCCTAGTCCTGTCATTAGTTCTATGCCTAGATGGTCTCTTATGGTGTTTTCTCCTACTATTCCTATGTATTGATTTCTCTTGTTGCCATCTGCGAATCCTCTCATTCCAAAGTTAGTTCTTCCTACCAGCTTTTTGCTGTAAGTGATAATATCTTCGTTAAGAGGTATTTGTAACATTAGTCTAATAAGTCAAAGCTGTGATATTTGTTTTTTAGTTCTTCGTATTCTTTTTTAAGCTCTAGGTAATTTTCTAATAATCTCTCTAGATTGTATTCTAGTTTCTTGTCTGCTTTCTCATATCCTAGATACTTTCTAAACTCTTCTTTTATTTTAGTATATACGTTTAATAATCCTTCATCTTGCTTTAACCACCAGTCAAAATTATTACATGCATGTAAAATAGTAGCGTGGTTTTTTGACACAGATCTACCTATTTTAGTATAGGTCATGTTAGTGTATTGACGAAGAAGCTTATAATACATTGCTCTTGCTTCAACAAAATCTCTGTCTCTACAAGTTAATGTGTGTTCGTTTTCTAAATCAATGTTAGTCTGATTTCTTATTATTCTTTTTAATTCTGATGTTATCATAATATTTGTTTTCGTTTATAGCTTTTAAAATTCCTGCACATGCTTCATAATTCTCTAAAGTTTCATAAAGCTTTATAGCATTTTCTAGTTCTTCTTCTGAAGCTCCAGCTGCTAAATCCATCAGTGCCATTAGATAATATTTTTCTATTTCATCACTGAAGAGTTCCTCGTATGACATATTCGTTTAATTCTGATTCTTTCTTCACAAAGTACTCTTCAAATGTTTTAATTGCTCTCTCTAATTTTTCTTTCCCTGATAAATAAAAACTCTCACTTGCATCCCACATACCTAAATCTCCTTTGCCTTTATCTATTGCAAAGAAATAAAATTTATCATAACTCACATTAAACAATTCACAATAAATATAAAGTTGTACGTCATAAGAGTATTTCTTGGCTGAATATGGAAATGCCTTTACATCTGATGTTGTTTTTAAATCACCAATAAATCCATCACCTAATATATCCGCTTTAGCACGGAAGGGATAACCATGTAACATTCCAATAGCTGGTATCTCAAACTTTGCTCCTCTTGTCATTCTTTGCCACAAATCATTTTGTAGTAAAGCGTCTACTGTATACATTGCTTTGTCATAGTCTTTTCTTGTATATACAAATTCATCTGATCCTATCTCTGCTACTTTCTCTGTGTATTTTTTTGTTCTTGCTGATTGTACTTCTACTATGTGTACAAGATCATCTACCTTGTCTGGTTCTAATGCTGCTAAATGTATAAGCCTTCCTGCTTTAAAAGCTGGGTTGTCTGACTTAAAGTTTAAACTTCTAGCATAAGCTTTAGGACTATCCATTAAATATTTTATAGAAGAAGAGCTCAACGCTGTTCTACCTAGTTCTCCATAGTAAAACTTATCGTCATCCATTTTAGGAATTAGATCTTCTGGTGAATATTGTTTTCCGTTAAGTAGTGTTATTGTATTGTTCATATCATTCTCCTTTTTCTAATTGATCTTCTAATGCAGCAAGAGCTCTCCATGCTACCTTGCCTAGATGTAACATTCCATCATCATCTATAGGTTCTGTCGTGTGGTCTATTAGGTGTCTAGTTAAAGCATCTAGTTGGTCTGTTGATTTACTCTTATCCCAATGCAGAGGTTTGTCTGGATGATGTTGCTGGTTTCCTATGTAACTAATCTTTGATACATATTTAAGGGCTCTAGGAAAATACTTCAACACTCCAGTAAATACTGGCATTTCTTTTCTTTCTTTATGTTTACTCATAGTCCTAGCTTTTTTGCCTTATTATATTTTATAACAATCTTTTTGGCTTCATTGAGTTCTGCCTCTACTCTTCTTGCTCTTTTAAGAGCTCTTACTTTGTCTGATCTATATGACTCTATAGTTTTCTCATATGTTCTTCTCTCGTATTCAAGATGTGCAACATATATTCCTATCTCTGCCAAACACCCTTTACAGAGTTTTATGTCTTCGTTGTTTGACTGTTTACCCCATTGAATTAATTTATTCCCGAGGGTTTCATAGTTTGTAACGTATTCTAATTCTTTGATTAATTCCATTTTATTTGTATTCATTGTAAATTGCTTCTAGTTTATTATACACTTGTCCAACAAAGCAAGGAGAACAATTAGTAAGTTTCTTTGTGTCTTTAAAAACTCTATTGTATATCTCTAACATTTTTGGTGCGTATTCTGTTATATTGTTCTTTTTTTCTTCAAATATATCTTTAAGATACAAAAATTCCTGTTCAGTGAAAAGCTCTGGCATTTTATATGGAAACAATTCATTGAGTTTCTTTTTCCTTTTATCGCATCCACAGTCTGCATCTAATGCTTCTGCTACAGTATCTACAACTTTTTTTATTCCTGTTGCTTTAGTTATTTTCTCAACTGTATCGCCAAATCCTTTAGCGGCTACTTTTTGTTGATATTCAAAATTGGCTTTAAATTTATTATAATCGTTCATAATCTTCGTTTTTGTAATCTTCGTAATCTTCTTTTAATTTCTCTTTTAATATGTTTTTTGCATTCTTTAAAGTATTAAATATACTTACCCAACTTATTTTTGTTTCTGCTGCAATCTTTCTAATACTCATATTTGTATCTCTATATAAAACAAAAAGCTTTTTATCATACCAATGCCAGTCCTCTATTTCATCATCTATTTTTTCACAAATATAATTATATGCTTCTTGTTCTCTTAAATCTGTTTTATCATCTAACTGAAGTACACCATCATCAATAGAAACCTTCCTAACTTTTCGCTTACTATTATAGTATAAGTAGTAAGTAGTTCGTAAAGTGAAATACATATAACCCCTACGAATAATACCATTTTCAATAACCTTTTCTGGTTTAGCATATTTATATAATATTAAATAACTCTCTTGTACAATATCTTCTGCATAATCATATTCACCAAAACCATTAACTATTCTGATCCATTCTTTATGTTGTCTTGCCACCACTTCTAGCCAGTCTGCTCTTCCCATTTCACTGTAACATTTATAAATCCTATGACACACTGTAAAGTGTATTCATCATAACCATCATCATATTGTTCTTTGTGAAATAATGCTCCTATCATGAAACCTTTTATTAATGCTATATAAATATCTGCATTTTTGTATTGACCAATCATTACAAATATTGTAGTTATAACAAGAAGTATAATAAGTATCAAAATAATAATTCTTTTTTGTTTTTATCTAATAAGTCTTTGTCCATAAAAGTAAAACCAATATTATTCTTTTCCATCTTTAATTTTATTGGTTCATCAAACGGTGTACATCTTCCTCCTGTTTCCATTTCTTTTATTTTTAAAACTAATAAGTTTGAGTATATCCAGTCTGTTGGATGAGATGTGTACCTGTGAATACAAATCAGATCATCACAACGGTTTCCCCATTTACCTCCTCCTTCAACACTAGCAATGTTTAATGGCATTGGCAATCCTTCATATTCATGTCCTTTAGGGTGCATACGTCTTAAAGCTTCAGTTACTCCATGAGCATTTAAGAATAATGTAATGTTGTTTCTTTTAGCAAACAATCTAAATTCTGTACTAACTTGATAGTCATATTCATGACCTCCTACTTCTTTATATAGTTGTTTGTCTTTTATTAAAGAGTTGTATGGATCTATTAGTATAGCGTCATAATCCCAAGCATCCTTAATATCTTTTGCTTCTTCAAGTAATTCTTTGTATGTGTAAAGTTCTTCAACGTCTATAATCTTAAAATAAGAATCAGACCATTCTAAAGCATCTTTTATCTCTGCATCTTCAGCCTTTGTAATAGGCTTACGCATTTTAAACTCTATTATTTTTCTTTGAATTGATTGAGGTGTGTTTTCTGAAGACCAGATTAAAAACCTCTTTTTGTGTTTAAGAGCCCATATGACGAACAAATACAATATAACAGTTGTTTTACCAACATTAGCATGACCAATTAATAAATTAAAATTGCCTTGTTTGTATCGTAAGTATTCGTCTATGTCTGGAACTCCTATTTTTAAACCTTCCTTAACTCTTCCGTGTTTAATATCTAAAAGTTTCTCAAATATTTTAGAAGAGTTTACTATCATTAGAATGGAAGATTATCGTTAACGTCTGGCATTTGTGCGTTTGATGTTGTTTCTGCAACAGCATTAACTATTTTCCATCCTGTAACGTTTATGTAGTATTTACCTTTGTACTCGTTTGATCTTAAATTAACTGC